ACTTGTAGTTGTCGAAAAAGCCGTTTCCGATGCGGAGCAAGACACCGAGCGCACCGCCACCGAGAGCATTTGTGATAAGATCGAGCATGGCTTATACTGATTTCGGATTCGTCAAACGGCGGAACAAGAAATAAGGAAGCCAAACCCACTTTGGTATCTTGACCAGTTTTAGATTGGTATTCTGTACCACAGGCATCTCGGCGTCCCAGAGCTTCACCCTAATCGGAGAGCCATCCGGTGAGCAACAATTGACGAGTCGGACATTGCGCGTCGGAGCGCGGCCCTTGACCCAATAGTTGTCGTATTGGCCTAGCTCGACCGTGCCGCTGATGACGCAGTTATTGAGTTCAAATCCGTCAATGGCTCCTTTGATAGTAACCGAGCCTTGAATCGTGCAGGACTGAATCAGGTAATTGCTACCGCGCACACAATCAATCGAGTCCTCACGGGAAGCGGGGATGGTCAAACCGCGAGCGATAAGACCATCCACGTTGCTGCATTTGAACAGGTCGTCGTACTCTTTCGGGTTCGACGGAGCTTGCCAGTCCTCAGACGTAACCAGCTTTCCGTTGTCCTGTGGGCCAACGAAGCTGCGCCAGTTCGTGTCGTTTGTGTTTGGCATGACTTAATAATTGTCTGACTTGATCAAATTTTCTTCAGCAAAAAGCGGTTGAAGATTGGAATAGTGAAAACAAGCTGCTGCTTGAGCTGGATCAGATAAATCAAAAGACGAGCATGGGCGAATATGATCAATGTGCCATGTTGTCCGTCCATAATTATCAAGCGTCATTCCTTCTTTAAATTGTGATACAAGATGATTTCTGAGTTGCTCACGACTACAACCAGTCAGTTTAAAGGTAGAACAAGTCTTATCTACTCCTTGTTTTTTAAATGCTTGGCATAGGCGAGATCGTAAACTGAGCGTTAAACGAAACACTGGATCGACTTTGGCTCGTCTTTTTTTATATTCTGCTCTTTTAATTTTATTGGCAGAAAAATAAGCCCTACCTTTTTCTAGAATCTTTGCTCTGTTTTTGCGATAAAATTCTTGCCTTATTTGAATGGTTTTTTCTGGGTTAAGTTTTCGATAAACCCTTATTCTTTCGGCGATTTTTTCACGATTGGCTAACTCATATTCTTTAGTCCTATTTGTTCGCCGTAATTGCATGGCTTCATACTGGCTTTTGTTCACCCAGTATTCTGATCCATTTGGATGGTAGTGCCAAAACACCATTCCATCATCGCGGACTTCTCCATGTTTACGACGAACAGCCATTTTACTCAGCTTTTGGAGCCTCAGGCGCAGGCTGATTGGCTTTCACGATCTCGGTGAGCTTCGTGCGAAGTCCGCCAACGGTGGCGAGTTCTTCACCGCGAAATGCGCCACGAGTGGAGCAAACGTCGATGAGCTGAACGACGGCAGCGATGTCGTTGATGTCGATGGTGGGTTTTGGTTGTTCAGTATTCATGTGTTTTAGTTGGATTCGAGAGCGGCGACACGTTGGCGAAGCGACTGCAACTCCGCAACTAGATTTGCGATGACTTCAGCAGACGAGGCTTGCATGGCTTGATAGACAGGCTTGCCGTCAGAATCTACGGCGTCTTTTTCTCCACTCACAGACGAAGGAGATACCTCAGCAAATTCGTGAGCAACGAAACCAACAAACTTGCTGCCGTTTGTTTTCCATGTTCCGACCTTAGGCTTGAGGGCGTCGATGAAACTGCCGCTGTCAATAAGTGGGCCAGTAATTTCTTTTAGGCGATAATCGGAAGTTTGATTATATAATACTAAGCTACCGTTGTAGGTAACTGAACCAACAGCAGTACCACCATATTGTAGATATAAAAACGGTTGATTTGTATTTGCTATACTAATTGCAATACCGGAACCGCCAGAACCAGTAACTTTAACACCAACTGCGTCAGCAGAAGCTGCATGGCTTTGTAAAAGACCAGTATAACTTGTAGTCGTCCCCACCAGCACGTTATTACCCAATGAATTTAATACTAATGCTCCACCATAACTTTGTATGGATTTGTAAGCGCCGCTACCACTATCGCCAATGGCTATGCCATCTGTTCCACCCGCTGTGGTTATAAATAATCCTGCCGTATTATATGCAATTCCGGTAGCATTAACTTGTAATTTTGTAGCAGGACTCGTCGTCCCAATGCCGACGTTGCCCGCTTGAGTCACCGCTATTCTTGTTGCAGGAGTTGATTGGTCGTGCACCAAAAAGCTGCCAGTGCTGCGCTCTGTCTTGAGCTGCCAGCGTTGAACTCCGGTTGCCGTAAGCGAGGCAACAGCATCACTTGCAGCACTTGTAACATCTAGAACAGAAGCAGGACTCGTCGTGCCGATGCCGACGTTGCCGCTGGAATTGATGAACAAATCTCCTGCATCTCGCCCACCAGCACTTAGCGCCAAAGCTCCTGCTGCATTAGACGCATAGATTTTTACTGTGCCAGCGTTTGTATTGTAAAATTCCGTTCCAGAGGTATTTAAAATAAACGACGCACTGCTTCCGGTGACTTGCAATTTTCCAGCAGGACTAGCAGTCCCAATGCCGACGTTGCCCGCGAAATAACTTTGTGCTGTGGCATCCGCATAAATGGCGTAGTTGCTTGCGCCCGAAGCTGGACCAGCAATGCGAACACCATAATTAGTAGTTGCTCCAGCGGCATTAAAATAGCCGCCAGTATGAGTAGTAGCACTCGTTCCGCTGCTGATAAATACGCCACCGTAATTAGTGCCCGAAGTATTTGTATTTACCCCAGAGATTGCACGATCACTTGCCGTAGTTGTTACGGAAGCCGTGACTTGTCCAGTAACAGCGAGTCCGGTGGTTGTAAGACTAGCATATTTTACCGCATTAACGTAAAAACCCAGTGGGTGATTACTTGTCGTTCCAAAAAGCCCTTCTCCAGAACCGATGGTGCTTGCGGCTTGAACAAACACGCTCGGCCCTGTTGTAGCTGTCGTGTCTTGCACGGAAAGCAAAGGATTGCTCGCATTGGAAAGCGTGATGCCGCTATTGGCGTTGACCGTCGTAGCCGCCACAGTGCTCCGTGTAGTCGCGCCTACCGTGCCGTTGAAGGCAGACGCCGTGATGGTCTTATTACTCAACGCCTCCGAGCCAGCCAAGGTCGCGAGCGTGCCCGTGACAGGCAGCGTCAGCGACGTGTTAGCCGTAGCAGTGAACGACTGAGTGAACGCGCCCGCGTGCGTCACGTTGCCCGCAATCGTGATCGTGTTCGCGCCGTTGTTTACGCCTGTGCCGCCGTAGGTGCCAGCGATGGCTTGCGTGAGCGCAGCACTACCGTCGAAGTTGTTTCCGTAGATGGCGCGGGCCGTCGTAAGCGTGGCCGCGCTGCCAGTTGTGTTCTGGTTCAGCGTTGGGAAAGTGCAGTTGGCTAGATTTCCGCTGGCTGGCGTGCCGAGAATCGGAGTCGTCAGCGTTGGACTCGTGAGAGTCTTGTTGGTGAGCGTATCCGTCGTGGCCTTACCAACGAGCGTATCCGTCGCGTCAGGCAGCGTAAGCGTGCGGTCAACGGTCTGCGTGCTCGACAACATCGTGCGCGTGTTCGTTGTGCCGCCCGCAGCGTTAAACATGATGCGCTTGGTTTCATCCACGCCATCAGTCACATTGACATATCCGCTTGCGCCTTTGGCAACTAAGTGCAGTCCAACAGACGCATCGCCACCTGTTGCCCTAATATGCACAGGGTTTCCTGTTGCGGCATTCTCAATCGAAATCTCGTTTACCGCGCTGGCAATCGACGCCAGCTTTAGCGTCTCGTTGCCGTTGGCGTCATTGATCGTGGCAATGACTGGTGTGACGATTGTCGGGCCGTGAGAAAGCACCACGTTGGTCGTGCCCGTAGAAGTTGAAACGCCCGTGCCGCCATCAGCGACTGCGAGATCGGTGATTCCGGTGATGCTGCCGCCCGTGATGGAAACGCTCGCCGCGTTCTGAACCGCCATCGTGCCGAGTCCGAGATTGCTGCGGGCCGTGGTGACGCTCGCCAAGTCGGAGAAATTGTTGGCGACTTGAAGGAAGTAGGTGTCGGCTTGCGTAGCTGCGGAGCCAAGTCCGAGATTCGTGCGCGCCGTGGAGAACGAAACGAGGTCAGAAAGATTCGAAGCCTTGGCGAGTTTGTCGCCGTCCAGCTCATTGATTGCGGCCTGAACTTCCGTTGCTACGATGCCGCCCGCTGGTACGTTCGTGATGTTGCTCGCGGTGTAGTCGCCGTTGGTAGCCGTGACGGTTCCGGTGCGACCAAAGACCGAGGCGACGGCGTCCGTGTTGTCCACCTTCGCCCAGCCATCTGCGCCGTTGCTGATAATCCAGTCGCCAATGTTGAACGTTATTGAGGCAAACGTGCCGCCAGTCGTGACGATGTAGTAATCGCCGAGCGTCGTCGTCGCGGGAGGATTCGCCAGCATTGGCGAGTTCGTCGCAGCGTTCCACGTTCCCATGTACGTCACTTGGCCGAGGATGGAATCGGGCAACTGCGTGAGCGGAATCTTGCCGCCAGAGTCGAGCGTGGCGACGCCAGAGTTGGCGCCCTTCTCGGTGCTCGGAATCTTCGCCGCCAGATCGGTGACGAGGTTCGTGACTTGCGACTCTGCGATCAGAATGTTGACCGCTGATGCAGACGTTGCGCGACCTTTCGCGTCGATTGTGATGACGACTGCGCTCGATGCGCTGCCGTAGCCGCCAGCCGTGACGCCAGAAATGGTCAGGCTTGGGTTTGGATAGGTGCCGGTGAGATCGCCGCCAGCTGGGCCGGTAGGCGTGCGCGAGTCGGTAAAGCGTGCGTCGTCGCCCGCGGCAACGGTGCCCGCGGTCGTGCCAACGTCGCGCGTGGCGGAATTACCAAGACCAAGATTGGTTCGGGCCAGAGCGACAGAGGCGACGTCGCTGAGATTGTTTGCGACTTGGAGAAAGTAGGTCGCGCTCTGAACTGCAGCGGAGCCGAGCCCGAGATTGGTGCGAGCGTCCGTCGCGTTAGATGCGCCGGTGCCACCGTCGGTGATTGCCAAGTCGGTGATTCCAGTAATCGTGCCGCCGGTGATCGAGACATTACCTGCCGATTGCGTGGCGATGCTACCCAAGCCGAGATTCGTGCGAGCAAGCGCAACGGATGCGACGTCGCTCAATGAGTTCGCGGATTGCAGGAAAAAGGTCGCGCTCTCCACCGCAGCAGAGCCAAGACCGAGATTTGTGCGAGCCGACGTGACGCTGGCGAGATCGTTGAGGTTGTTCGCGCGGTAAGCGTAAGTCGTATCTGCGCCGGTCGCGGTGACGCCGAGATTGGTGCGCGAAGTCGTGACGCTTGCCACGTCGCTCAGGTTCGATGCCTTCGCCAACTTCTCGCCGTCGAGTTCGTTGATCGCGTCCTGTACGTTCGTAGCCGTGATGCTACCTGCCGCGGTGTTCGTGATCTGCGTGGCCGAGTAATCGCCAGCGACGGCGGTGATGGAGCCAACGCGCCCGAAAACGCTCGTGACGGATTCGCTGTTGTCCACCTTCTGCCAGACTGAACCGTTGTAGATTGCCCAGTCGCCAACCTTCCAGTCGGTAATACCGTTCAAGTTCGTCGAACCGTCCACGTTCACGACGTAGTAATAACCCTTTGTTCCGACGCTCGACGTGAGCGTTGGGCTATTCGTCGCCGCGTCCCAAGTGCCTTGGTAATTCGTGCCGCCGTCGGCTGAGATTTCGATGAAGCCAGCCGCCGTTGAAATTGCGATGCCGTCGCCCGCCGTAATGTCGGCGTTTACGAACGCGCCATTGCTGCCGATTAGGATTTGACCGTTGGCAGGTGAGCCGGTCAGCTCGGCAAGCGTCGTACTGTTTCCGCTACCAGCCGCACCGCGCGCAGAGTTGAGCGTCCACTTGGTCGAGGTGCGCGAAGGTTTTTGCGTCGTCTCCTCGTTGGCAACGTAGCTGTCGCCGTTATAGGCGACAAGATCGAGCTTGTAATAAGTAACGCCCGATTCCCATTTGCCGCGCGGGTTCAATCCTTTCGGCTCGGCAAACTCTTTTCGCAGTTGATCAATTTCGCCAGCGCGAGGAAAGCGCGCGAACTTTTCTTCAACCAGCTTTTCAACTTGGGCAGGAACTTCGACGCCGATGCGCTCGCCCGCTTCGGTGATTTTTTTTTCCGCAATTTTTTCGAGGTCGATGACCTTCTCTTTGTAGAGCGTGATTGCGGAATACTTCGCGGCGGTAGTGGTTTCAAGGTCATCGCAGAGCGTTTCAATTTTGGATTGCAGTAGCTCGCCGAGTTTCGCGTTTTCGTCTTTCGCGCGCGCGGACAAGAACACTTCTAGTTCGGCGCGAAGATGTGGCTCGATTTGCTCGACGTTCTTCTCGATTTCGATCGAGAGATGCGTCCGCAATTCTGGCAACGAATCAACGAGCTTTTTCAGCTCGGCGCGTTGAATGATGGCTAGTTCAATAAGGCGATCAACTTCGGTGAGCGTGTGAATCATGTTTGTGCTTTTTAAGATTTGATCTGCGCGTTGCAAACTGCGGCACGCTGCGCTTCGTCAGGATACTCGGCAAGCATGGTCGGGTCGGCCATGCAGCGACCGATGAACGCGTCGGACTTCTCGTCGGCGTCAGGCGTCGGAATGACGAACGCTTTGACTGGTTCCTTGCTCGCAAGCGCGACGATGCTCTCGGTCACGATTGGCTTCTGCGCCTCAGCGACTTTGCCGAACAGCTTCGCGCGGTAATTGTGAACCGCATCCAGCCACTCCTCGGCACCGCCTTGGCGCGTGGACATGGCGTGCTCCATCTCGACGCGCGCCTCGAAGTCGGCTTTCTTGTCGGTGTTCTTGTTCAGACGCTCGACGATCTGAGTCGCCCACGAGTAACCCTCGTCGCCGCCCCAGCCCATCCACGCCTGCCAGCCCTTGCCTTGCTCGTCCCAAGTCTCGCCGTTCTTGTCGGACTCGTGGCGGTCGAAGTAGGCCTTCATGCGGCGCACGGTTTCTTCGGAGAGCGGGCGGCGGTTCATGAGGTCACGCGCGCGAGCAATGCCCACGCTCGTCATGCCGCGTTGCGAGGCAGGTTTCTTGTCGCGGATTTCGAGCGCGCGCTTGGCGTTGTCGGCGATTGCGACCGTCGGAATGTAAGTGTTGGTCTCGAAATCAATCGTTACGAGTTTGGAGTCGTTTTGAATCTGAGTCACCGGCTCGGCTGGCGCAGGTTCTTGCGACTGGCTCGCCTTCTGAGCTTCGGCGGCGGATGCGCCAACGGCATCGCCCGCAGCAGCGGCGGCGGCAGGAGTGCTAGGCAGCGAGCTAGTCGTGAGACGGATGGCCGTTTCTGGCACGCCGTACTTCGCAGCCAGCTCCTTGACGTAACCGGCCTCGATTGCGATTTGCTCTAAACGCGAGAAAGCGTCCGTGCCTTCTTCGGCTGCGATTTCTTGCAGCGACTTCGCTCCTTGGCGGTTCTCATTCATGTTCGCGGCGGACTCGCGGCCAACGTCGATTGAGAGCTTCGCAGGGAAACGCCATTCGCCTTTCGTGGCGCGGCGCAGAGCTTGCACCATCGTCTCGCCCGCAAGCAGCGTCGGAGGCGGAATCTCACCGCGCGCGATGCCGTCGAGGATGACGGCGTCTTTGATCGGGTCGAGAACCTTGTCGGTGAGCACGCCTTGCTGGCGCGTGAAAACACGGTCAGCGGCGGCAAACTCGGCGCGCACGCTTGGGCCTTTGTAATCCTGCGTGCCGAAAAGCACGCCCTCGGGCACGCCGACGCCCAGCGCAATCTCGTGCATGAGATGCTGCACAAAGCCGGTGAACGCTTGCGACGGACGCGAAGGCATTACTTCCACGCGGTCGCTGTTTTGGAAATAGCGAATCATGCCCACCTCGGTCAGCTCGTTCTTTTGCGTCTGGCCGCTCGGCAACGACATGGCTGGGTTTGGCTGGAAAAGGTTGCGCGGATTGGCGACGCCTCGGTCATTGAAGATCAGCGCAGCTTGTTGCGACGAGAAACGAACGCCCGCTTTTTCGGCTTGGAGAATGTCGTGAAGCATCCGCACGGTCTGAATCGCCGAGTGGAAATCGGTGATACCTCGGTACTGATCGACGCGGAACGGATCGAAGTAGTGGCAGAACTGATTCGCCGGAATGTCCTCTGCGCCAAAATAGACGCCGTTACGATCTACGCGATAAATGCGGTATGCGATGGGCTGGCCGAAGTCGTCCGTGATGATGCCTTGGTAATAGTTGTTGGACTCGACCGCTGCGCTGTTTGGGTTGCCGATGCGCGTCGCCGGAACGAGTTGCAGTTTCAATCCTTCGCCCGCGCGACGAATCACGAAGCCGCAATCGCCGTCCACTGGACGCTCCTCGGCTGCGAGTTGCACCAGCTTCTTGAACGTGTGTCGATTGGTCACGTCGCAGTTTTTGCACCACTCGTGGAAATAATCGCTGACCGTCTGATTGTAGTCACGGTCGCCGGTCGTCGGCGAGTATTCGTGCGGCGTGAGATAAAGACCGAACTTGCGCGAGACTTCGCGCGCTTCTGGGCTGTTCTCGATTAGGTCGCGCGCCTCCCACATCATGACGACGCGGTCGCGCTGGTTCTGTGTGCTCTCGGCTGGTTGTCCGTATTGCTTCGGAGCGTAAAGACGATTAGTGCGCGCGGCGTTATACTCGAAAAGCGATTTCTGCACGCGAGCTTCTAGACGCTTCAACGTCCACTGTGGCGCAATGTTTTCCAGCGCGCGGTCGAGCCACGGCTGATTTTTGATTACCTTTGACGCGTCGAAGTTATCGTGTTCCATGTTTGTGTTTAGTTACCGTTGAAAGAAATAAAAACCGTATCCGTTGAGGTTCCGTTTACGTCATTGATCGCGTCCTGAATGTTGCCCAACATATTATTGAGCTGCGCCAAATCCGCGCGCGAAACGCTTTTGCCGTTGAGCGAGTAGCTTTGATTTAACAGCACGGCTTGGATGGCATCGAGTGTCTTGGTTTTAAGAGTCGCCAGCGTCGCGCCATCGAGTCCGAGAAATGGGTTGTCGAGCATTTGCTAATGCCCGAAACGTCAAAAGGTCTTACTCCTTGGGCGGCGTGTAGCGAACCAAGTTCGCAATCGTCGCCATGCAAAGCATCATGGCCGAGGTGTCGAGTCCGTGGTTGGGCGCGTTGCTTTTTACCTCACGCCATTCCCAGACACCCGTCCGGATCTCGACCTTTGACTCGCCTTTGAGGTGTTCAAGGTAGAGCGGATTGACGTCGGCGGGCATGAGCCATTTGAGGTCGCCTTTGTTTTCGAGCGCGTTCGCCAAGATGTCTTTGAAGTAATCGCCGCTCCAATCGTAGTAGAACACATCTCCGCCTCGGTAGTCGCTCACGCGCGGCTCGCTGAATGGGAAGTTAATCAGCGCGTTCGTGTTCTCGTCTCGCATCGTCCACGTCTTTCGCGCGTGTCCGCGCATACCGCGCCAGCCAAAGTCTGCGCAGTCACGGTCAACATCGGCGGGCCGGTAACCTCTGTCTTGCGCCACGCACGAGTCCTGAACCTTATAGCGATACTGCATTTGACGAAGTTGATCGCGCGTCTCGATCCGCCCAAAATAAAGTTGTTTGTAGGTCGGGCCGGTCGCCGAGCTGAACGCACCAATTTCTAGCCACCAGTGATCTTGCTGTCGATCGATTGCCATGAATCGAATCACCTCGCCCTCGATCTGTTCGCCATTCGAGAATTGCGAAACGGTGTAGTCGGACGCCTGCACGAATAGATTGACCACCTTCTTCTCGACAATCCACGGACGCGCCTCGCGCTTGGTCTTGAACTCGATCTTCATCTTGTCGTCGCCTTGCCTGACGTGATGATTGTCGGCGGCGCAAAACTCCTCCACGAGCAAGCGCATTGGCCGCGACACTAGAGCCTCGACGCGGAACGACTGAAACTCAATCGGCGCGTCGGGTCGCATTGCCACGAATCGTCCGGTGCGCTTCCAAGCGTTGCGCGTCGCATCTGAATCCGTTGACTCGTGGCCGCAATGCGGACAACGAAATCGGCAAGACTCCACGGCGCGCGTCACGTCCCACGTCTCGTCGTCGCGCTTTGCGGCCGCATCCCAAACGACGCCACCGCGCAGCCCCGTCTCCTCGTTCTTTTCGAGAGTGAACGCGACCGGATGAACCTTTTTACACGACGGACATTCTGCGCTCCACTCTTGCTGATTGCCTTGGCGAAAAGACGTGTCCTCGACGTTTCCGGTTTCCAAGTCCATGACGGGAGCTTGCGACGTGTTGTATATTTTCGAGCGTCCAACCTCCTCGAAACGCGATACGCGCGCAACCGCATGACCATAAACGTCTTGCCATTTCGGAAGCCAGATTTCGTCGTTGATCTTATAGCGGATGGACTGACTTTGCTGCGAGGAAAGATTCGCAGGGTTGAGGATGAAAAAGAAACCGCCGAAATAAATCTCGGTGGTGGTCTTTTGTGGGCCAGCACGTGGAAGCATTTTTGCTACTGGTTTGCAAGATTGAAAGATAGGATTGAGTCGAGACTTGGCGTGCCTATCGATCATCTCGTCGGTTTGCATCGTCCACGAGATCGGACCAGCATCGTTGCAGATGAGCCAAGGAACCCACACGTCGGCGACGAGCGTTCCGCCAATCTGCACCGCCTTGCGGAAATGCACTCGACGCACGAGCGGATTTTGCAATGCATCAAAAACCGGAATTAACCAAGGTGATAAACGAACGTTAAATGGTCCGGGAGTTGCATAGCTTTCTGGTAAAACAATGTGCTTGCGCGCCCATTCATAAATCGGGGAACGATCGCGTTTCTGAAACTTGAAACAATCTAAATAAATATCTGATGCGTTCATGTTTCAATGCTAGCAGAACGAGAAACCATTTCTCCTTTATACATTGCGATGTTTGAATTTATGACCTCTCGGATTTCATCGAGGATTAGCGCGCCCTCGACGTTTGCCTCGGCTGCGTTCTTGCCGATCACGCGCTGACCCAGCTCAACTTCTAGTTTTAGGCGCAAGAGCAAATCGAGTTTCTGAGCAAGTGTTCCGAACATATCTTCAACGATCTCTTTCGCGATTGTTTCCCCTGCCTCTCGCGCAATTTTCATGTCTCGCAAGGTGATCTCGCGCTGCATGAGCTGCGCTTTGAGTTCAGATAAATTTACCGTAGCAGTATCTTTTCCGATTAAATTTTCTGCACAAAATCTTTGCCAAGCGATTAAGTTTTCTTTCCTAGAGCCTTCTTCTTTTTTAGGAGCTTTATCTGGAAATTTTGCCCTAGCATCATAAATTGTTCTGCGACTCACTCCGAGCTCTTTTGCTAGTGCCGTAATATCTTTAACCCATTCTCCATCGCTCTGAGAAGATTCCCACTTCTCCATAGCATTTTGCTCTGAAATGCTAAGAGTTTTTCCAGATTTAAGTTTCGCAACAATATTTGAAATATTTTGTCGCGCAATTTTGTTAGCAGCTTGTGTAACTTCGTTTTGCATTAAACAAGTCCACCAACAAATGCCTCATTTACACTATTGTGTTCATGATGAAGCAAAGATGCTTTTCCGTTTTCAACAATAGATTTTGGAGGTTCCGTTAGAAGTATCGCAGCAAGAGAAGAACCGTTCTCAATAGAAATGCAGTTAACTCCGCTTTTCATTTCTCCGGTGTTATCTTTTGTCCACTTATTATTTAAAACCAGACCGCTTCCGGCATCCCAAGCCTCTAAAAAAGTATACTGAGACCCACTTCCATCGTTTTTAATAACAGACATATCAACTGCCCAATTTGCATTTGAAGCAAGCATTGCTCCTGCGCCAGTTGCTTTAGGAAATTTGCCAAAATAATTATTCTTCCAATCAGGAAACCTTTTCGAAAGTTTGTGAAATGTATACATAGAGTTTTCTGCTCCATAAATACGGCATCGCTTATCTCTCGGAAGAATCGAATTTGCTTCTGCAATTATGTCGGTGTGCTTGTCCCAATCTAAACGAGAATACGCAACAGCATTAAACGAAACTTTTCTTTTCGGATTAACAGAACAATAAGGATGCGGAAGATAAGATGCATTGATTCCGTTGTCAGATAAAACAGGAATCATGTTTTTTCTAATTCCAAAAACTTTATGTGATTTTCTATAAAAATTTATTCTGTCTTCTGTTAATTCAGTTGGGTCATGAACAACGTAACCAACTTTTCTTTTCAAAAGAATTTCAGCATTTTGAACATTTGATTTATCCAATGCTGTAACTAGCATGAAACCGTTTAATTCAAAAATAGATTGAATCGGAATTTTTTGAATGCCGACGCTTCCGGAAAACAATGAAACTTCCGTATTAAATTTTTGAGATACTCCAAATAAAGAAACATCGTGACCAGATTTTTTTAAACACAAATAAAGGTGTTCGGTAAAACTAACCCATCCACCAAATTTTGGTTCGGCCAAATATAAAAGATTTATTTTCATTTAACTTTTTCTCCTTTGAACCGACGCATTTCAACTTCTTCTCTGCGCATTCTTGCTCTAGCTACTTCTTCTCTCAATGGCTGACAATTCCACATAGATTTCAAACTGTAGTAAACAATTGAAAACCGCCGCGAATCTGGAGCAAGTTTTGAAATAGGAGTAACTCCATGCAAAATGCTTTGCCCATCAAAATAAAAAATAGATCGATCGGAAACCTCGCAGTTGATATCGTACTCCGGCATAGATAAATATCCGCCACCAATGTTGTGTTTTAAAACAATCATAGCCGACCATACGTTCTTAAAGTTTCCAGAATCGAAATGATAGCACAAAGGATTGTTATCATTTATGATTCCGGAAGTGAAAGGAACATCTGCGAATCTGTAATCTGAAACTATTTTCTCTTTAGTTGTTTTCAGATGCTCTTCGTAGAGTTCCTTGTTGGTTAAGGCATAATATTTCGCAGCTAGGGCACCACCTTTGATAAGTCTTGCGTGCATTTCTGGATTTTCGGTAGCCAGAGAAGTAGCAGAACAAAAATCTTTTCTGATGGCATTTCTCGGATTGTAACCAAAAATTCGACTAGTAGTTTTTAAACCAGAAGTTCTGATGCTTTCGGTGTACTTTACGTTCAAGCACGTATCAAAAATCGTTGAAAATGTTTGTTCATCTTCAGTTGGTTTTATGTATACGCAAACGACTCGATTCGTTTCTTTATCAACTAGCTTAAATTCATCTTTCAAAAGAACAGAGCAATCATTCTCTGCTGCTCTTTTCTGAACGAATTTCTTTAAATCGATTTTCTTTTTTTCAATTACAAGTGTTTGCATGTTCGCGAATAGCAGTCATTGCGGCCAGAGTGTTATTATCTAATTCATGTTTCTTTTTGATAGTATCAAGTTTCAACATGATTTCTTCGAACTCTTGTACATCCATGATCAAAACAATTTGGCGAACTGTTGAGTTTTCATAATCTTCAAGTGATTCTGCTGGAGTCGCGCCTTGTTCTTTGCCGGCCATAATTAAATCTTCTTTGAGCCAACTATCTAAATCTGATGCGGTATAACCAGTTAGCTCTAAATCGAAGTTCGCCGACTCTAAATCTTTCATTAAGTTTTTCAAATCATCGTTTTGAATTTCAGATAGTTCGGCAATGCGATTGTCGGCAATTAAGTCCGCCCATTCCATAGCTTCTGTCTCATATTTTTGTGTATCGACAGGTACACTTTTGACGCCTAGACGCATTGCGGCTTGCAATCGGCCATGACCTTTAACCACAAATCCGCTTCGCGAAGATACGACGATAGGAGATCGCCAGCCTTGAGCTTTTATAACTCGCGACAAAATATCAATTTGTGAATCAGGATGTTTATTTGGATTCCTTGGATTAGGAACAAGAGTTGCGACATCAACGATGGCTGAATGCGCGCAAAACACTGGTATCGAATCTGCGACTATTTGTTTACTCATAATTTTTTTGTTTGGTTGTTAAAGAAAACGGAATGGGTTTTTTGTGGTGAGGTCGCTTAACC